ACTCGAGGGCTTCGTCGAGGTACGAAAACAGGTGTTTCTTCTTGTTCGACGCAAACTGTGGGTTGCTTAGTAGATGGCGCTTTTTGCTTTGGCGTGTAAATTTTATAGTTTCGAAGTGCAGCCTCTTTTGCAGATCGAGTAAATATAGAGCGTGCTGCAGGTGCAGCAGCAGCAGCAGGTGCAGCAGCAGGAGGCGTAGAAAAGGAGGAACGTGTTTGATTATGCGAGACAACCTCTACTTCATCGTCTTCAAAGTATTTGCGATAACACACCCTGGGTTTACGAGGAGCACGTGCGTGAATGCCGGGCGATGTCTTTTTTGACGAGGTAGATTTAGACGCAACCGGCGTGGTATACACGTTAGTAGATTCAGAAGACAAGGTAGAACGAGTGAAAACCATTATGAAGTAATATACGAAATGAGCGAAAGAGGAACGAACGAAATAAACGAACGAAAGGAACTATGAAGAATATATTTTCACGTTTATCTATCTTCAATTTTTTATAATGTCGTATATATAATAGTATTTTAATAGTTGGATAATATGTTAACTGACGTGAAAGCTCCCGTAGATGAAATCAGTACCGAAAATATGTCAAAAAAGTTTCATGATGTAACCTGTGCACCCAAAAAAGAAGATACAGATCAAAATGATTTTTCATGTTATTCGTCAAAATCTCTCGAAAAAATTAAAAATCTTTGGAATAAACGACACCCAGATAAGAAAATAACAGACACAGACAGTAGAAGTATATGGGGTAAATTAAAAGCGAATATGAATAATGTATGCAATACAGAGGCGTGTTGGTTAAGACAAAATTTCGCATCTAGTGGATTAGATACAGAAATTATTAATTATACATTTGCGCCGCAATCACCAGAAACATGGAAGAAGAACCCGAATGATTGGTTATCGAGTGTAGATATTGCAAATTCCATGAAACAATATGAGCATGCGTTTCCGTCTTTTGTATTCATAGGTCCATCTCCGGTTGATTATGACGAAATCGTAGAATATGGCAACTGTGTATGGAACGAATTATGCGAATTTGAATTGACGCGCCATATCAAACATGGAAAGAATAAAATAGGAGTGATATTCAATACAGACACACATGATAAACCAGGGGCACATTGGGTATCTATATTTATAGATGTTCGCGCCAAGATAATCTTTTTTTTCGATAGTACAAGCGATGCGCCGCAAGTTCGTATAAAAAAATTCATAAAAATGGTAAAGGATCAAGGTACCGAAACCGGTATAGACTTCAAAGTATACATAAATGACGTTCCTCATCAAAAAAATGATACAGAATGCGGTGTATATTCGCTATTTATGATAATTCATATGCTTACAGGTAAAATGACAGTACATGATTTCCTGGACAGCAGCAAGAAACTTAGTGATAAATATATGCAAAGATTCAGGCGTAAGTTCTTTAACGTAGATGACCCTGTTCCAACCAAACCTGTACCATTTTAATGATCATGAATAATGATGCATAATAATTAATGCATAATAATGCATAATAATTAATGCATAATAATTAATGCATATAATACGTAATAATAACTTATATAAATTGTATTCGTATATAAGTTATATAGATCATAGTAATGGCAAAATCTCTCGGAACAAAAGAAAACAAGCAATTATTATGGGGGCTTTTGATGGAAGAAGGTATTTTCGATACAATACCAAGGGACGTCTCTTTACCAGAAGTGCAGAGTGTGTTCGAGGCGACGTTATATAATCTCTCGAACACGTCTTCACCTAATGCATCTTTAATAGAATTAAATAGAATGGCGATAGAATCTCTCGCAAGTATTATACCAGAAATAAAATCAGAGAGAAAAACTATAATAACCGCCGAAGATATCCGAAATCAGAAGAGATACGAGATAGACACGAAGTTACGTGAGATGGAGGCGGAAAGTCGCGCATATTTAGAAAGACCGACACCACCAGCAATCGATTTTTCAGATAAGGGACTACATATAAAACCGCTACGATCGAGAGGTAATCAGCCGCCAGAAATACTGGATATTACGTCTTCATTAACCGATACGATGATGTTACCGATGACGTTACCAATTACATTAAATAAACCGACAACGAATAATGCAAATGAAATTGCTGTAGATGTAAATTCGCAACCCGTGCAATATGACGACATAAATGACTCTCCGATTGGGGAGGATATGGACAAGCTAATTGCCGAGAGAATTGCCGCACGAGAACGTGATCTTACAGAAATAACCAACCGGATTATTCCAAAGGATATGGGGAAACAAGATGTAATGATAATGAGATCACCGGTTCCGGCACCTTTGCCATTACCATCACCATTACCGAATACTGGTGTAGTTGCCCATCAAACAGTAAATAAGGTGAGATTTTCAGACAAAATAAGTACGCATTCAGCAGAAGATAATGATATTCGCGAAACATCGCTACCGTTACCCGTACTCAAGACGATAGATTCAAAAGCGGGCGCCGACGTAGAACAACCGCCCCCCGCGAAATATTCGCCCGATATCGATGATATATACAGTAGATTAAAAAGAAAACCGGCGACAAACAACATTAACCCGAGCGAAGATAATAGTAATGGCAATATTATTAATAATAGTGAAATAATAATAAAATTACAAGAGACTGTAAATGAAATGAAGGTGCAAATTGACGAAATGAATAGAAGGCAAAATGAGATGTTCGAGAGATTTGCAAAATATGTAAATTATACAAAATTTAATAGTTAATAGCGAGACCCGCCGATGCTGAAAATGATCAGGAAATAATCGAATAATGTTTTATTGGGTCTAAAGGATAGGACGAAAATAATAATTAAGAAACAGAAAAAGGCAATAAAGTCTCCATATTTAGGTAATTTTTTCAGGAATTCACGTATCATTTATTATAACATGTATAAAATAACTATATATAACATAACTATATAGTTATAATTCAAGCATGGATATAGATTATAATGGTAACCCTTTACGGGCTTATTGTCCAGATAATTATGAAGTACTACCTGAAGGAACTATAGTGAAATTACGTTCAGATTTAAACGACTCATCTAAAGCTTATCTTTCATCTAAAGGTATAAGACAAGATTCTCTAGGAGTTATATATGGTTCTTATAAATCAGATGACAATATTATGGAATACTATGTTGTATGGAAAACGTCGATGAAGCGGAAAAGGCAGGCGACTGAACGTAGACTCAGTATGAATTGGGACGAAATCATATCGACTAATAGATATATCTTAGAAAATGACTTGATACGTCTAAAAAACAATCCTCGTCATGTTTCCGTGGCTCTTACAAATGCTCATGATTCACCCCGTGCCTACCTCTCCAAAGTTAGTGCGCTTCGTGCAAAATTCGAGACTCCGAGGACTCCAAAGACTCCGAGTGGTGGTAAAAGAGCGCGAAAATCCAGAAAAGTTCATAAGTCTCGCAAAGCGCGTAAATCTCGTCGTCGTGAATAGTGTATCGATCGCGATACAGACAGAGAGCCATGTACTAATGATCAGGAATATAATTATATTTCATAGGTTCACCGGTTTTCGGGTTGGCAGGTATTATTTCTAATTTTCCTAACCGGACTAGATTTTCCATTTTGTATTGATCGTAGTCATAAATTAAATTCGTGGTTTTATCATAAGCATATTCCTTGCCACTTATGTTTATTTGTTGTAATGCGATTTTGACTGTTTTTTTATTAAGTTTACTGCTTTTATCGTCTTCTTCTGTATTTATATCTGGCTTATATGCAAGTGTTTCTTCCTTTGTATCAGATCCAAAATAGTAACATTTCAGAGTTTCCTTTGATTCTGGATTAAAGTGTATCATACAATCAAATGAAGATTCTTTAACCGCGGTTAAAATCTGTGTTGTAATCTGGGACTTGATGTTTGCGATTTCATAAAGAGATTGATCGGTGGACAAAGGTGTTACATTATCGATTTTACTTCTATCGCTCATACGAATATTAAGAGATTCGTCGTTATCTACCGCGACTTGACGACCGCTGAAACGGGATACATATAAGAATACATCAACTGTTCTAAGATCTTCGGGGAGGTCGATATGGCTGCAAATACGACGAGCTCGCCCGATGATTTGCTCGGTACGAACAGGGTGCCAGTAAGGTTCAGTAATATGAACATAACGAACATTTCGCAAATTAATACCTTCAGCGCCAGATGCGGTAATCATAAGTATTTTAATAACTTGCCCAGAAATATTATTGGAATAACTGGGTGTGATGACATCAAGTATTGTTTTTGGTACATTTTTCCATTTGCTGTTGAATATGTTGCGAATAATTTCCTTCTCTTCAGGTGATTCTGTTCCGGTGTAAAGAGCAAAGCATGGGCGGGCGCGTTGTTCAGGAGTCATATCAATTGTCCAATCTCCAAGCGAAGATTGTTTTATTTTAAAATGGGAGAATCCATTTGCTTCAAGAACCAATTTTAAGATACCGATACCTTCTAATGTGCGAAATTGGCTATAAATCAAATGAAGACCTGTACGTGCTTCATCATCTTCAGTAGAAAGAATATTTTGAAGTAAATGGAGGAATTTGGGGCTGTATGTTGCGAGTTTATCTGGGGTTAAAAATTCGGCGGATTGTAATTCGAGATCACGCATCGCCTTTGCAATCGCGGCTTGATATTGAAGAACATATGCTTTTTTACTTAATTTTTGTTCGGGTTCGGCGGCGGCGCCGGATTCTGATTCGTCCACTTCGAGGTTTCTTGGCAGATCATCATTCACTTCACCAGTTATGATTGTTTCTTCATGATCTTCATCTACTTCGACACCATCGATCATATTTTCGTCTACTTCTTCGACTTCGGGTTCATCTTCTCCGCCCGCAGCGGAGGCAGCGGCAGCTTTAGGTTTTTTACCGCGTTTTGCAGGACCACTTGCATCACCTGCAGCACCTTTTGTTAATACGCGAGTTACACGTTTTGCAAGATCTTCTTCGGGTGCGATTTCTCCACCGAGCTCCGCTGCTTTAGAAATAGACCCGGTGACACTTTCGGTATCTCCCGGTAAAGGTCGATGAATACCTTTTGGAAATACAAAGTTACAGAATGCGCGAGAGAAAATACGATACGTAGATGAAACGTCTTCGTAAATATTGCCGGTATTGTCCCCTTCCGCGCCGGCTTTCTTCCCTTTTCCAGGCCCGCCGCGTTTTGCTTTTTTCTTCATTTGTGATTCTTGGTTTCGTTCGATATCGCGAATGCGCGAATAAATGCCGAATTGGTAATCGCTCATTTCAGCGTAAATTACATGAAAATTCGTTTTCGGATCATAAGACGGAAGTAGTTTTTCTTGTGCACTTCTGAAATATGAAGTAAGACCTAAAATTCTTCGAATGAATAAGTCACGATTTTTCAGGTTTAGTGTTTGTGGGTCGATAAAAAAGCTATTAAACTCGTCTTTATTCGATGGTAATGCGGTATATGGAGACTGTTTATTTGAAGAAGCGCGGGATACGACTAAACCATTATCTGCAAGTTTTTGTATAATCGCTTTTTCGAATGCGGCATCGCTTAATACACCATTTTCAGTAGCAGTTTTATCATCGATCGAAATGACTGGAGCAGAACCAGCACCAGCACCAGCACCAGATTCCGCGCTGCTAGGATTATTTTCTATAGCAGCATTCGGTTTCCCGCGGCGTATAACACCTTTATATTGAGATGTAACTGGATCATAATCACGAACAAATCCGAATGGATTTCTAGTTATAAGTAATTTATGATTTCTAGCATTATATTCCATATTATCGAATGAAAGACCGACGCCTGTGGCAAAAGAACCCAACCCAGCGCCAGATCCAGAACCCGCCGAGGCTTTTGCGCCTTTTGCGGGTGCCTTACCGCGGTTATTCGTTAACCCAAAAATATCCTTGAATGTTTCAATAGAAATTTTAGTAGGAGCACCAGGTGCACTTTTAGATTCATCAAGTGTGAATACCCAATTATCAATATTTCCGCGAAGTATATTGAATAAAACTGCGATTTCGTTGGGGTAGTTAATAATAGGAGTTCCGGTTAATAAAATCACTTTGGCGTTTTGGGCGCTAAGTAAAAAATCATACAAACGATACGCCATCGATGTAGGTCGTTTAAGTTTATTTACGATTCGGCTAACGAAGTTATGTGCTTCATCGATAACAACGACTTTATTATCAAATGGATTTTGAGTATAATCGTTTGACCATTTTTTAATATAGTCGGAACGCAAACCGTTATAATTTACAAATTCGTATTTTTCGCGTATCATTTCGTTGATTTGTTTGTCTACCATAACACGTTCACCAGCGGTGAGTTCAGTTTCATAGTTGCTCGGTTTTTTAACATTTACTAACCAAGCACCGCCTTGTCTGCTGATAAATGATTTGTTGATATTTAAAATAGCAGATAATGCGTCAGTTAGTTCCGCATTACCGCGTGATTGGACGAATTCCCAAAACTGATTTTTTTTATACATGAGATCACCGCATTTTGATTTCATTTCTTCCATATAATTCATACGTAATGACGCGGGAGTCATAACAATAATCTTTTTAAATGTTTTCAACCCTTCAGCGATAGCGATCGACGAGCATGTTTTTCCACTACCTAACCCATGAAATAATAATAATCCGCGATAGGGAGAATAAATATTCAAATATTCGCGAACGATTTTCTGATGAACCAATAAAGATACAGACGCAGAATCGTCGCCGCCGTATAATGCTTCGCATGATATATCACTATCACCCGACGTTATTTCTTCGCGATAATTATGAAATAATGCATTCACATATTGAATAAATTTGGCACGATTATTCATGTAAAAATTAGAGGCTTGTAATTGTGGAAGTTCAACCTTCGCGGGCAATCTCTCTGCTACGATTTCATCTCCGATTCTAATCGCCAAAGATAATGCATATTTATCATCTTGTTTTGCATCTTCCTTTGACTTTTTGGCGATTTTTGCAACTTGTTCTTTTGCAGAAGCAGAAGCGGCGGAAACTGGAATAACCGGTTCTTTTTGTAAAGAAGATTTGGGTTTTCGTTGTCGAACCTTGAGAATCTTTTCTACTTGGCCCGAACTAGAAGATGACGCCGCCGCTGCAGCGGATACAGCTACACCTGCGCCTGCACCCGTATCCTCTAACACTTCTGCATCTGCTTCTTCTTGATCTCGTTCTGCTTGTTCTATCAAACTGGCGGCGACGCCTTTATTCTTTGCTATAACAGAAGTTTTCTCTAATATTCCTCGTTTCGACAGTTTTACGGCCTGAGCTGATTCGTCTTGTTCTTCTGCGAGGTTTTGTGCCGATCGAGATTTATCTTCAAGATCTTCATCTCTAACAAGTTCGGATTGGTCTAGTCGTTTCAAGGAAGTAGCGGGTTCAGATATTACCGGGGCAACACGTAAACTACTTGCTTTGGCTAATACATCATCGCGATTAACATCATATTTATGCCGACTATCTGTAAAACCGGCAGATGCTCTAACTTTTTTTTGAGCATTTAAAGCTCTGGCGCGAATATCCTCTTCACCGCCAGTATCTTGTTTTTGTTGCATCATAGGTGCATCGGCTGATTCACCTGGAGGAGAAGAAGCAGCAGCAGCCCCTGGATTTTTTTTAAAATCCTTCATTTTATCTGATGTGGGCCTTTTCATCGCCGAAGCGGGAAGAGCACGCTTAATATTAAATACTACTCCATTATCTTTAGCTGGAACAAGACTTTCTGTATTTGGTTTTTTTTCTAACTTTGAAAATAGTGCAGGTTTAGATCCTTGCATGATATGTTATTATACTATATATACAATAAAATATAATAACATACAATCCAACGCGCCGATTTACAATTTGGGCGTCATTATCATTTTTATAGCCAATTCACATGTAACTTGTTCAGCCTTCTTCTTAATTTTATGTGAAGATTGCGCAAAGAATATAAATGCCTTTCCGTTCATGTCTAACATTTGATGAATACTGGCAAACCCATTTGGCAACGATTGAAATGAAATCGCATTTTCTGGACGTTCAGCCACTTCATGAAGCGGTTGTCCTAAACATAAAAATAATCCCATCGTATATCCGATTTCTGCATCACGCGCCAATTCTATATAATCAGGCGTCGTTTTAAACTCTTTCTGAATCTTAACCTGGAGAATATTCTTATAATTATCGTCATTTTTAATCAAACTGACCCAATCGATATGTTGCTCGAAGACGTTTTCAATAAAGATCTGCGCGATTTGAAATCCGGGTCCACACGTAAATATCTTTTCAAACCAACAATCCTCGTCACGTATCGATACTTTATTAAAGTCCAAAAATAATGCACCGATAAACGCCTCAAACAAACACCCCAATTTTTTCAGATTGGTTCTCGTCTTCTTTTCCTCCGCGTGTTTAGATATAATAAACCATCGATGCAATCCCATTTCAAGCGCAAATTTACCGATCGTCTCATTTTTAACGATTGCGATCTTTTTTTCAGTCATAAACCCCTCATTCTCTTTAGGGAATCGGCGATACAAATAATATTTAGTAATACATTCTAATACTCCGTCGCCCACGAATTCAAGACGTTCGTTCGACTTCGTACGAAGTGGCATGGTTCCTTCAGGTTGGTCCAATAATGTAATGTTTTCTAGTTCATTTAGCAGTTTAGGGCGTTTCGTATAAGAACGATGAACAAACGCCCGACGATATAACTCAATATTATGAACCTGCGAAGGAACACCATATTTAGCAAGAATCGTCTCAACATCTGCAATATTTACATCGATATTTTCAGTATTATATGGGTTGAACACGTATCTTCCGTCTTCAACTCGTACAATATCATCGTCATTATAAATATTTTTTCCGGTCGATACAGATTCATCATTTTCGATACCAGACTGTCCGTTCTCGCTTATATTTAGCAATATATTTTCGGTTTCATCTGATTCGGTTTCAGATGAAGACGATGAAGTATTTTGTATTGGTTTCGTATTATTAGAAGATGGCTGTGATAGTGGTTGTTGTTGGCGTTTTCTGAACATCTCGATGTCGATGTAAATGTAAATACGTTAATATAATCGAGGGCGATTCGCAGAAATAATAGAAGAGCAATAACTCTTTCAGGTATATACTATATAAAAATGTATTTAAGCAAATTCAATTATATTCAATTATAAAATTTTAATATTTATAATATTTATAATTCATTAGCAAATAAAATGGTTCTTTCAAACGCTCCTAAGCGGGTTCGTCAAGTCGCGTCACTTACAAGCAGCGGTTGCCATTTTGGCAGTATGCCTGGTATTGCGCCATCGGTTGGTCGTAGTTCCGCTATTTCTCTTGCTTACAAGAATGGAGGAATGAAGTGCGATTGCCTTGGTAAGATCAAATATCAGAGTTGCGCTCAACAGTATAAGTATTTGAAGGATAATAATCTTATCTTCAACTGCAAGTTGACCGGTGGAACTGGTAGACAGGTCTGGACTAAGAATTGCTCGAATAAGTAAATTCGACGTATTCCTCGCTACTAAAATCCAGTATATATTTTAAATATTCATTATAATATATACATTATTACTATTTAATGGCGAACTCCAAGGTTGCTAGGCGTGTTTTATTTGGCGGCGCCAGTTCTACAAATGGCATAGGGACTGATACTCGAAGTGGCGGTGGTGATAAAAAGGGTGGATCGATACCTTCTGGTACTGGACAGATGCGTAGTTTTTCGATGCGCAATACTATCTCTGAACCGGCAAAGAATAAGGACTTTATATTTAAGTTCCTCGAGAGATTAAGTCCCGCCAGGCATTCCGGCCCCAAGTTATAAAAGGTTAAAATGGTATATTATTTAGGCGGATAAATATAACAAATATAAACACAAGTATACTATGTTATACATACTTGTATTTAGTAGCCAACAATAATTACTCACCATGAAGATCGAGACAGATATTAAGCTAGATTTTAATGATGTATTATTTCGCCCAAAGCGTTCATCACTTTCGTCGAGAGGCGAAGTTGATTTGACTCGAGAGATTATATTTAAGAATGGATATAAGTGGACAGGTGTTCCAATTATTGTCTCTAATATGGATACAGTCGGGACCCTTGAAATGTATAAAGTGATGCATCGTCATAAAATTATTACGTGTTTTCATAAACACTACGCACTTGAAGACTATCCTTTGAATATGGATCGGAATTATTACATGGTAAGTAGTGGTATTACTGACGGTGATCAAGAACGACTTCACGCGCTTATTACCCGATTGAATCCATTATTTGTTTGCGTTGATGTTGCGAATGGTTATATGAAATCATTTGTAGAATTTATTCGTAAAATTCGAGAGAAGTACCCTGATATTATTATTGTCTGTGGTAATGTTGTTTCGAGAGAAATGGTGGAAGAGCTGATCATGAATTGTGGAGCGGATATTGTGAAGGTCGGTATTGGTAGTGGTAGTGTATGTATTACTCGTTTGCAAACCGGGGTTGGTATGCCGCAATTATCAGCGGTAATTGAATCAGCGGATTCGGCGCACGGATTGAACGGGTTTATCGTATCTGATGGTGGTTGTACCACGCCTGCTGATATTGCAAAGGCGTTTGGTGGTGGTGCAGATTTTGTCATGCTGGGTGGAATGCTTGCTGGACATGATGAATCAGGCGGAGAAATTGTGATTGATGAAACTACCGGGCAGAAATCTAAAATATTCTATGGAATGTCGAGTTCAACCGCGATGGAACAATATAATGGTGGAGTGGCATCGCATCGATCCGCGGAAGGGAAGACCGTAAAAATTCCATATCGTGGTTCGGTTGAAAAAACGGTTTTGGATATTCTTGGCGGGATTCGTTCGACGTGTACATATATTGGGGCAAAGAGAATAAAAGATATTCCGAAATGCACGACGTTTATTCGTGTGAATAACCAGGTGAATCAAGTTTATTCTGGAAAAGAATATAAGGCGTAAAATGTAGTAATAAAATAATATAGCATAGTAAGAAAGCTGTGATACGTGTAATCGATACTCGATATTATAGATATAAAATGTTAATAAAAGTAGATTGTCGAGAGAAGGAGATATATACAAAAATAACAAATGTCGTATCGACAACGGATAAGATCGGAGGTGGATCAAAAAAACTGAATACAGCTACGAAAACCAAATCAGCGCCGAGGTTTCATATTATGGATTTAGGTGATGGAATGACGATACAGGTTCCAATACCTGCAAGTATGGAGAAAGGGTCAAAAGGTTCGAGGGGGAATGGGGGTGGAAATGGAAATGGAACAGGAGAAAAATCTCTCGAACATGAAGAATTAACTCAAGAAAAAGATGAAGAAACTGATAAGATAATGGATAATGTTGGAGGCGGAGTCAGTAGACATAAAATAATAAGCGCAAGAATGCCGATAGGAGATATGTCGATTGAATGGGAAAACGAAAACAACCACGGTGATGCGACCGACGCCACGGGAGCAAGAGCAACAGCAACAGCACCAGCAGAAGCTGGTATATA